CCCATTTTCAAGTTCAATGAGGTTATGAGACTTATGTTCTGCTGGATTTTCGCTTGTAGCATAGTCAATTGCATCAGGATCTTGATGATAATTGTCTATTGTGCAGACATAAGTGCCTTTTTGAATGCCGTGATCGCGTGTATAGCACTCAAAATCCATACTTCCGATGAATTGTTTAGTAACTGTCACAACTCCATAATCCATACAGTTCCAAAACTGTAGATTTGGTAGGTTCATATCTGGAGAAGGTGTCTCAGGATCACTGACAAAGGCACTAATAGGCAATTTATCGTACATTGCCGCATATTCTGGTAGATATGTTTCAAAATAAAAAGCACGCCCAGGAATCGATTTAACCGAAACCCAGACGCCTTTTACAAATTCACCATGTCCACTTTGATGATCTGTTAGATATTCTTTACGAACCCATACTTCCATTGAAGGAAGATTAGCAATCAAACATGCCATACGTATTTACACTACTACACGTATATATTACTTTCCTTGTCCACGATAACGCTTACGTGCTTTATTGCGAGACGTCGCGGCGTATTTCGTATGCTGCCCGCTTCCTTGACGAGACTTTTTGGGAGTTGCTTCCACATACCCACCACCTTTACGCATTGCCATGATACTTAATCTCCTTGAACCATTTGTGTAGAAAGAACCTCAGGTCTTGGTGAACCTAAGTTGTAATATTCTAGCGCATAATCCTCCATAATGTCAAAGTACTCTTCTTGTGAGAGATTGCTATGGAGAACTTCGCCAGTGACTGAGTTAATTATATTATAACGCTCACCCATATCAGATAATCCTTGTTTTTTCGTGCCCAACTCTAATACGCGGGTCGCACCAAATCTCAAAACCTGCTGCGATTGCATCGAGACAGAATGATACATCCTCTCCACACATATCTTGCACTTCGCCAGATTCAAATACTTGCATCTTTGGAGCAAACCAAGGATACTTCATTTCTGCATGTTCCCATACACCATGCTTGATAAGCAACCATCCGAAACCTGCATAATCAACAGTGAATGGTTTCCTACGATTGCTCAGTGTTTCTGTGGTTTCATGATTCATCACTCCACCATTATTGCGGAAGTCATCTTCATCCATCCAGTGTGCAACAGAACTTGTAACACCATCTTCTGTAGCATACCATCCACTTGCAATATCTTTATCCATCAAGATTAATTGCCAGAACTTCTCAGAGTTGAATACAATATCACTATCAATCCATAGTTGATAATCATACTTCAACTTACCATCCCAGGGAATTTGATCTGGACCACGAAGTACATTAGCACCTAAGCACTTACAACGTGCAAAGTTTACCATTGAACTGTAATCTTGTGAAATCTGAATACTTGCTCCTGCTTGTACAAGATCAAAACAAAGTTGTACAAAGTTTTTCAGATAAAGATAAGAAACTCCGCGCCCAGGCAAGCAGAATACAATACTCTTGCCTTTAACCATTTCTTTTGCTTTTGCATAGTCCCACTCTGGTTCTTTTTGTTTTGGTGGGTTCTTCGCTTTAACAGTGAATCCTTTAGACATACGATTAATGATGTTACTTCAGTATCATACAACAATTTATACGTTCAGTCAACCTCTGATATTAAGATTGCATCTCCGTCAACTTCCATATTTAACTCGGTGCCTTCATACCACCCAAACTCAGATATTATCCATTCTGGAACTGTTACGTAGTATTCTCCCGTTACTGGATCAACTTCTACTGTTGTTAAATTATGCTCCGGATTTTTTTGCATATTACTTTGTGTCATTGCTTTATATAGTGCTTTCGACTTTTTATAAGCACCATACCTATCCGGGATTTTTTTATTCATGTGATATCACGAAGGCGCTTTGGGTCGTTTATAGCTTACAGTAGTACGCGATTTTATAAACGGGGGGGCGCGATCCCCCCGACTGCTGCTGATCACGAACGAATGTCGCCCAGTGCGCTCGCTTTGGTGGTCATGCTGGTGCCCCTGCTACCTGCTGCGCCGCCGTGGGTGCGAACGCGGGAAGATCCTCCCTTGATCCGACTGGTCCAGCGGTTTGCCTTAGAACCGTGAGCAACGGGCAGGCGCTTGACCTTGAATTGAACGCCGTCGATGGTGGTGGTGGTCATGTGGTGGGTCTGTGTGCTTGAGATAATTGTAGCACCTCAGGGGGGCGTGGTGCGGGTTGAAATCTTAAGATCACATAAAGTAAAATCCCGAGTCGTCGACGATGCTGTAGTCTTTAAGGACCTCCCCCTCCGCTAGCGAATTCTTGACTCGATCCATGAAATCTTCGGGTTTATCTGACTGCAACACGACGGTCAGTATGTATTGTTCAATGTAACGATTAGGTTGTACTACGTCAGGAACGGTGTAAGGTTTTTTGTCAGTCATGACCATGCCTTTGCGCGGGTAAAGTTATTGTAACTGAAAACCTCACGATTGACAAGTTTAACCATACCTTTGGCGGTGCTGAACACAAACCCTTCGGCAGTTATTTGATCATCACCAATGAACGCAGCACAGTCATTGCCCTGCCATTGTGGGCGGCAGAGATGCAACGCGTCTTCCTTGATGGACTTCACCAACGCCCAATAACTTAGGAGATTGGGGTCACAATCGAAATCCTTATTGGCGATGGGGCGTTGCTCACGGATGCAGGCGTTAAGTTGCTTCTTAAGGTCCTTTGCTTCCTTATCAGACACGAATGTGACGGTCTGCGCCATAACCTTGGCGAAGTCAATCACCTCTTTAAGGTCACCGAAGTCGCCAGCGCATTTGTCATATTGACCCGTGAAGATGTGTGCCCGTGTGTCAACGAACTTACAGAACGGGGTGCTACGTAGCGCATAAGATGGCAGCGGGAATGCTTCTGCGTCACGGAGATCTGTCTTGACCTTGTAGATAGTGTGGGGAGCAACAATGATGTCCTCAGTGACTACTTCGTTGAAACGGTATGTGATAGTGTTTGGCGTATAGGTGTCAGATCCACCGACACCAATAAAATCCCCCTGGTAAACATTAGTTGTACGAGGTAACCGATCAAAACAATCGTGCAAAATTTCTGCAACATTGCCGTCGTGGTTTTGATCGATTTCCGCATGGGATTCGTTGATCTTGATTTTGACTTTGTTAAAGACGCTTTTAGTGCCAACGAAGAAATTTCCCGTTGCTGGGTTGGTTCCCCATACGATCGCAGGAGCGCCGTCGATTTTGGTGCTGAGTTGACCAGGGGTCAGCAGGAGGTCCAGGACCGAGAGATCACCTGTCAGGATGGTGTCTTCGGGGTGTTCGATGTGCTTGTTTTGCATGTGCTTAGTATAGTCGGTCCTGGGCGCGGTTTGGGGGGAAGCGTGTGCCACTTCCCCAACTGATTCAGAAGTTCAGCGCAAAAACGAAACCCTCCTCGATGATGTAGTCATGCCGCAGGTTCGCCCACGTTCCCTCCCAATCGATGTCCACGAATCCAGGAACGTCGCAGGAGTAGCAGTCGGTCACGAACTGCTCAGCAAAATCAGCACCGCTGTCGTACTCTCCCTGATAGGCGTCCTCAAAAGAGGGCAGCGCCTGAATGCCAAAGACCTCAATGAACGATTTGAGCGCGTTCACGTCGTAGTCCTCGACTAGTCGGTCCAGGACCTCTGCCTCACTGAAGTCTTTGTACTCCTCCAGCAGTTCGGTCGCCTCACCGGCGCGCGGGTTCATGTCGTGACCGCGTGCCTCCAGGATCGCAGTGTAGAAATCAGTGAACGCAGGGCGACCCGCTTCGGTCACGTAACCGCAGGAGAGGCACAGGTCAGTCTTGGACATGCCCTGGGCGGCACCGATGGAGAATTCGGTCAGAAGTGCTTGTCCTTTGAGCATGGGATTTTCGGAACTGAAGGTAACGTAGGATGGATCGGAGGGGAAGTCAACGGGGGGTTGTGCCGGTTTGGCAGGTGGTTCGTTGAGCACGGTCATTAGCACGAACGCTGCAGTCAAACCGCCCGCCACGCGGCGAACGTGCTCTAGCATAGTGCTCTCCTGTGTTGTTCATGCCCTTATGATGGCACATCTGCCCGATCACGGTCGTTCACCACGATACAAAACTCCGAAAGAGAATCTTAAGGTTGGTTGTGCCAATCGGGCAGGTGGGCAGGCAGCCGACCAGTTTGTGTCACTAACTGCCCACCCACTAAATGTCACTTACAGTTCAACACATGCACCCCGGCGCATTTGTTGCCAACTGCGGCAATTACCAGGTCCGCCCATGTAATAATGAGTGCCGTAATAATAAGCAGCACAATTTCTTTCTCTCAACCCAAAGATTCGTGCCATTTCTTTCAACGAAACCTCACCATTAGCACGGCGATACTCATTCAGTTGTTGAGTGATTTTCTTGCAGTTTGGTGTGAAACGAATTGAACTTTCAGGGTGAGTTGTGATTGTGCGAAGCATTGAAAAATGTTAGTGAAAAGTTGGTGAGTTACTATCAGTAATCGGTATCGCCGTTGATGTAACCCTCCACATCAAATTTCTCCTGATCTTGTAACTCAGGAATGTCAAATAACTCACCAGGAGCATCCATCAATTCCTGCAGGATAGTGTCTTCGTAATCCATGAGTTTTTGCAACTGAACATACAATAACCCCTCACGAACGAATCCGCAAGGGGTGCTGTGCCACTAGTTGAACTGCACACTGATATCAGAAGACCTCTGAAAAATCCTCTATAACGACGTCGACACACTCGTCCCCTTCGAGACCTAAAGTATCGTTCCAATCGATACTTTTGAGATCTAGATCATCATAACACATGATGTCTAGAGTGACACGAACAATCTTTTTTTGTGCTAGAGTGTGTGCTTGCATGGTGATTGTGGCAGTGTGTGCTACATTATATCATGCATAATGCTTATACGCAAGCGCATCATAGTCTTGCGTATCTCGTTCATATTCTTCATCCGCGTCCTCCATGAGATTATGTACACCATGCCACATCTCGTAGAACATATCCTCGTCTATAATGTTCTCGTTCCCGAATGTGTGCTCAATGTCGTAATCGTCGTACATGATTCTCGTATGAACGTAGTGTTATTATACAGGATTCTCGTAGAAAACGCAAGGGGTAGTGTGTTTTCTCGCACTGAACCATGTAGTATATATGCATTATCGTACTTATGTGTCTTTCTCGTTACATTTTCTCGTGTTATGATGCGCACATTTTCTCGCAGCGTTATACTTGACAATTCTCGCGCTTCATGCTACGCTCGCTAAACTCACAATTCTCGAAGCACTTTACACGAGAAATAAAACACTCTCATAAGTACAAGTACAATTAACACAAATACCCTCTCAATGTACTTGTACTTATAAATTATCAATAAGTACAACGCATAAGTACAACATGGATGCCGAATTTAGGCGTTTGAGTGAGATTGATGATTACGAAGATTTCAGTGATTACGCCATCGATGTAGAAGGAATACTTTGGTCTCTTAAGTATAAAGAACCGCGCAAGCGCAAACTCATCTGGTCAGGTAAAGATCAGTGTGCTTATTTAACATGCAGGATCAGAGATGATAACGGACAACCGAAGACAGTTTATATTCACAAATTAGTTGCACAGGCATTTCTCCCATGTGATGACACTACCCGAAGGGTGAAACATAAGAATGAGAAGCGTGATGATAATAGATTAGAAAACTTAGAGTGGGTTGCTAATGTTAAAGATAAGCAGGTGGCAGACGATTATATACTGCATCGTTCTCTTGTTGAGAGAGTCTTACAGGTGCATATCGCAGCACAGAAGAAAGGATTGAAAGTGGGAGATTCTTACAGTTTTACCACACAGATGTTAGAAAATGCCATTGAAGCATATATTATGCAATACGGATTACGGAAACTCATGCCTACAGAATAGTTTTATACGCCGGAACGCCTCTACAAATTACCACCGGTCATCCGGGCATCTCGATGCTGAGAATTTTACCTTATGCTCCATCCAACAACCACACAATCTACAGCGTTTCTGTCGTTGTGCATAATGCTCACATTTCTTACATATAGCAAGTCTTCCATTCATAGTATCTTCATTGACAAATACTTCCAGGTCATTCTTGACTGCCATATCTGTAACCATCTCAATCGCAAACTTTGCCAGGTTACCCATTTGCTCTTCAACTGATGGAAACTCTTCTTTATTCTCCTGTTTGTCCGACATTTGCGCCTCCAAAATAAAACCATCCTGTTACAATGTACTTAGTCCCGTAAGTGACAAGACCACCACGGTGTGCATGTGTATATCCAGAGGGCCAAATAAGCATCTTACCTGTCTCTGGTTTAATACGTTTGTGTTGATAGAGAAACTCTGTTTCGCCACCATCATAGTCATCATTCAAATACAGCATCCATACTGCACAACGCTGACTATGTTCCATATCAATTCTCTCATCGTGCCATACATGATAACCACCGCCAGCAGGAGTTTTTTGTACTTTGTGATGAATAGAGTACATAGGCACAGGACGCAAATGTCCATACTCAGTGACATAATCATCCCAGCAGGACCATAACACCTTATTGAATTGTGCTGCTGCATTGTTCAATTCCATGAACTGTTGCAACTGAATCATATCGATTGCCCAGTCAAAACGCCCAGCATTACCATCACTGAACTGATCGTTTTCACACCACACAGACCCAATATCATGATAATAATCAAATGATTTGATCACATCACGGCAAAATGAACTATCAATGACATTATGGTATTCACCAATAAAGTCAGAATACAATCCTAATCGTTCTTCACTCATAGTCACCAGTACGCTCCCTCATTGCAGATAAAATATACTCATAATTGACCTCATTCCATTGTCGTTTATCAACACCCCATTTTTGAATTGGACATGAATCGAATGGATCATATGTTTTTTGTGGTAGATAACATCCACACTCCTTACATACTTCATTCTTTGCATCATAATATTTACATGTTTTGCATATGTCAAGGCGCTCATTCGCAACCTCATCACTTACGCCATATCTAATGCCGCTTGCTTCATGCAAATAAAACTCATTGATAAACTCAAATACAAAATCAGATAGATCATCATAATTCATTATATCACATTCTCCATTAAATAAACGATTTAGGTCCTTTAATTCGAGTTGTTGTTTCTCCAATTACATTGAATCTATTTCCTGTGATTGACTTACCTGCTGCACCACCAGATGATTGTCCCCATTCTGCTCCTGACGCTCCAGCATTGCCAGCATTTCCACGGGCAACTGCACCACCACCAGGGCAACTTGAACCACTACCACCACTGCCAGGACTGCCTGCTAAACTTGAATTAAAGCGGTCATATCCGCGCCCTGGTCCACCAGCACCACCATTGCCAGGACTACCTGAAATAGTATAAGAACTAGAGTGAGTACAACGAATGATCCAGTTCATAGAACACATGTAACGTGGATATCCTTGACTTCGACGTGACCCACCACCACGACATTGTGAACGTGTTTCTCTTGGTATAAGGGCAAGAGCTGACCCTCCTGCTTGTACTCTACGACATCTATTACTTGAAGATATCTGATTTGGTTTTGGTCCAACATTATTGGCAAGCACTTGATAATTATTTGAACTATAGCACCTTGCACTACCACCACCAGAACCACGATTGCCAGGGTTTCCGCCACCACCACCTGCCCAGATTCTTCCTGTTGAAGTCACCTTGAGTTGTGTAGTTGCTGATGCTCCTGTCAATATACTGCGATTGAACAAATATAATGCAGGACCACCAGGTGCCTGAGCATTGCCACCTTGTCCATACATTTGACCAGAATGATTAAATGACACATTATACATCTCAGCATCTAATTTCATCGCATAGTTGCTTGTATTAGAAGCATAGGCAACACTACCATCAACAGTTGTGATCTTCTTCTTGATATTCTTATTCAGATTCTGATTCCAATATTGAGTCAGTCCTAGATTTACATTTGCTTCAGTACCACTATATTGAATACCATACTCCTTAATAACACCACGGAATCCAGACACTTTGAGATCATTCCCCGTTGAAACTCCATTGTTCTCAGTTGCATCAGGAATGATAGGATCTACTGAATTCTTATCAGTATCTCTCCTATATGTGGAAAACTTGACCTCACCAGTTGATGAAGAATTAAATGTCGATCTTAACGTGGACCATTTAATGTCATTTGCATTTTCCAAATACTTGGTTTGTGCTGGTATATTGACAGGCATTGACCTTAGACTACCTCTTTCATTTTATTTAGATGGTTTATACTTAATTGCAACCGTAAATCTATGCCTGTTCCTAAATGATGTGGCACGATGCCATAAGTTGCCATTGAAGAATAACAGTCGATTAGGTATGGGAATTACACCATGAATGTTATTATCAACCACTATTTGTGTCTCTCCTCCCCACTGCATGTGATAGTCTTTATTAGGATAA